GCTTTGCTCGGTGGTGCTGCTTCACAACGCCTCCGCATACTCAGCCCACAACGAAAAAGCCCGCGCTTGATCAAAAGCACGGGCGCCTAGCTCGCCGTAATACTCGATTTCCTCTACCCAGTTCATAGCGACCTCCCAGATAGTAAAAAGCCCCGCGAGCGAGGCATTAAATATCAATTAAATCAAACACCTATCAGAACTGGATTTCCGAATCAAAGTCGTCAAAGCTGCCGGGGTCAGGCGCGCCGTAGGCTTGATGATTCTGTTGCCCTTGGGGCGGCTGATTCTGGGTTGGCGGCTGATTCTGGGTTGGCTGCTGGTAACTATTATTTTGCTGCCCACCGTAGTTCTGCTGTGGCTGCGGCCCCTGCTGGTTACCCTGGGCCTGTCCGCCGTCTTGCCCCTTTCCGCCAACTAGATCAATTTCAGCCACCTTCAGCGTGACCGCGAATCCTGCACTGCCATCGCGCTTACTAAACTCACGGGTACCAAGCTCGCCTGAAACAAAAACCTCTTGGCCTTTAGTTAGTAGCGGTATCAATCCGCCTTCCGCGCGCTTACCCCATAGCGAGCAGTCGAGCCAGAGCGTTTGCTTGTGGTCACCAAATCCGACATCTACCGCTGCCGCAAAGCCTGCGACGCTAGTTCCGTTACCTGTTTGTCGCACTTCTGCATTGCGTCCAATGCGTGCTACCGTGGCATATACGCCCATATTCGTTACTCCAAAAAATAGGCCCTCAGGGCCTATTTAGTCGTTTATTTAGCTTGCCGCTTTATGCCTCAGGCTATCGCTGAGTCTCGCCACCTAGCCATTCAATGATTCGTTCAACACTTGTGCGCAGGCTTCCGGCCATAATCACGAAGTCAGTTTCTATCCGCGCTAATGCGTCGTCGCCATCGTCTGCATGGCCGGCTTCTTCAACCAGCGCATCACCGAAGCGCAGCGACTTCAGGGCAAGGTCATCGTGCAGAACGAACGAAAGCTGGCCCTCGATGCTGAGCGCAAGCTGCGAGGCTTGGCGCCCGCATTCCAAGTGCTGGTGTATTTCATCGCTGTCGAGGTCGAGCTGACGCCCGCGCACTACACCGTCATCGCCTTTGGCTTTCAGCACCACGCTATCGCCTATCGACATATCAGCAGGGCGGCTGGCGGTGTCGCCTAGCCAGGTGGTCATGGCGCGGAGGGGCAGCGTTTGCGTAGATAGCGGCGTGACTTTTAGGCTGCCTAGGGTTTCGCGCAGCAGGTCGAGTACGTCCTCTGCGCGGGTGCGGCTGGATGCGTTAACGCCGATTAGCTGGCGCTCGGTGTCCCACCACAGGTCTATACGCTGGCTGCGAACGAAAGCGCGGGGGAGTAGCGCTTCGGTGACCTGCTCTTTGAGTGCGGTTTTCTCTTTGCGCGTGACCTTACGGCCCTCAGTGGCTTCAATCTCGGCCACTTGGTCGGCGACTTCCTCAGCCACGACAGAGGCGGGCAGCATGCGTTCTTGACGCAGGGCCGTGATGAGGCGGTGGCCCTTGAGCTCGTGCAGCAGCTGACCGCCACCCAGGCGACCCGCTGGCGCTGCCCAGCCAATGCGGCGGGCATCGGCGTTGCCTAGGGGCTTAGCGGCATGCTCGCTCAATGCCGCGGCTAACTGATCAATGGCGATGGCGTGCACATCGTGAAGCCGGTAAAGCTGTAGACTCTTGAACCACATTAGGCTGCCTCCTCTTCGGCTTTAGTCGGCTTGCCACAAAAGGGACA